CTGATCTGGGGCCTCGGCCTGGACGACGAACTGGCAAAGTCCATCGAACTGGCCCTGGGCACGGGATACGCCATCAAGAACTGGCCCGTCTCGGGCCTGCCCTCCAAGAGGGACATGGACAAGGCCAGCCCCTTGACGGTGTGGGTGCCGCTTTCCGTGTGGAACGCCCTGCCTCCGTCCACGCGCCGTCACCTGCGCGACTGGGAGCTGACCCAGCGCGTGCTCGTGCTCGACAGCGACAAGAAGGGGCCCGACGTGGAGGAAATCCTCGAACTGGGCTTCCTCACGGCGCTCACGCCGCCCGTCACCGACAACAAGGTGCGCGACGCGGTGTTCCGCGCCAAGGAAGTGCGCGGCCTCTACGACGACATCTTCGGCATGACCCGCGAGATCATGCTGGAGCGCGAACTCCTGGCCCGCAAGACGGATCAGATCATCTTTCTGAACACGGTGCTCACCCGCGCCTCCCAGAGCCTGGAGCCCGGGCGCATTCTCTCCGACGCCCGCGAGGACCTGAGCCTGCTCTTCCCCGTGCACGGCCTCCAGGGCATCTTCTGGCAGCCCGACGACGAGGGCCGCCTGGAGGCCGAGCTGTTCCTGGCCCCCTGCCTGGATCCCCACGGACGCCAGCGCTGGGTGGAACACCTCATGAGCCACGGCACGCGCCTGGCCGGAGGCATGCTGGACGCCTTCACCGTGGAGTATCTGATCCAGAGCTCTCCGGAAGACTGCCTGGCCGACCCCACGCCCCAGAACACGCTGCTCCTGCCCCTCAAGGTGGCCGGAAGCGCCTTCGGATGCCTGGCCATCTCCAAGGACAAGGACCTGCGACTGGGCCGCGACCAGGTGACCTCCCTCAACGCCGCCGCCAACCACCTGGCCCTTGCCCTGCGCAACGCCATGCTCTTCCGTGACGTGAAGGCCAAGGCCGATCACGACGGCCTGACACGCATCCACAATCGCCAATCCTTTGACGAGCGGCTGGCCGACGAACTCAAGCGCCACCAGCGCTACCGCCACAACCTGAGCCTGCTGCTCTTCGACCTGGACCACTTCAAGGCCATCAACGACACCTACGGCCATCAGGCCGGCGACATGGTGCTGCGCGACGTGGGGGCCATTCTGGAGGAATCCTGCCGCGACACGGACTTCGCGGCGCGCTACGGCGGAGAGGAATTCGTGATCATCCTGCCCCAGACCAGCGAGGAGCAGGCCTGGGTGCTGGCCGAGCGCATCCGCCGCAAGGTGGAGCACAAGGGCTTCCAGTTCTCGGACAAGACCTTCAAGGTGACGGCCTCCATCGGCGTGGCCACCCTCACGCCCGGCTCCCTGGACCGGCGCGAGGACCTGATCCACAAGGCGGACCAGGCCCTGTACCTGGCCAAATCCGGCGGCCGCAACATGGTGTGCGTGTCGCAGGGGCGCGAACAGATGAAGGCGGCCGCCCTGGCGCGACCTGCTTGACAACGGACGTGCCCCGGCATACGAAGGCCAACTCGCGGGCAGTTAGCTCAGATGGATAGAGCGTTGGCCTCCGGAGCCAAAGGCCACAGGTTCGAATCCTGTACTGCCCGCCAAGAATTTCAGGTGGTTACGTCAGAGCATGACGTAGCCACCTTTTTTCACGGCTACCCTCGACCCCATTGTCTCAGGCGTCCCCTTTCCATCACACTTCCACTCCCCCGGGCTGAAGGCCACCTGGCGCAATGTGTAAGGCGGCGCGCGATTCGGCACTGATTTGCGCCGCATTCGGCACGCCGCCCTGTCTCATCTCACGCCTGTTTTAACGCCTCCTCTGCCTGCCTGATGCGGGCGGTGAGGAGGTCCATGTATTCGGGCGACAACTCCGCCCCTACGAAGCGCCGTTTCGTCTCCAGGCAGGCCAGCGCCGTGGTGCCTCCGCCCATGAACGGGTCAAGCACCGTCGCCCCTTCGGGCGTCACGGCCAGGAGGTCCTTGACCAGCTCCACCGGCTTGCCGGTGACGTGGACCTTCCTGGCCGTGTTCACCGCGTGCTTGAACACGCCGGGCAGGCAACGGCGATGGGTTGGGCGGGCCTTGTCCTTCACTGCATAGAGCACGAACTCGGTGTCGTGCTTGAACTCGCCCAGGTTGGGCCGGGCGCTTGGCTTGTGCCACACCACGATGCCGCGCCACGCCCACCCGGCCCCCTGGAGGGCGTCGGTCATGGCCGGGAGCTGCCGCCAGTCGCTGAAGACCATGCACGGCGCGCCGGACCTAGACACGCGCCAACATTCACCCAGCCACAGCGTGGCCCACATGGTGAATGACCTTTGGTCCTTGAGGTCGCCCAGCATGGGCGGGTAGGTGCGTTTCGTGCCCGTCCTTTGGTACTTGTCCGCCGGGTCCGCCTGGCGGGCCGCCATGTGCAGCCCTCCGCTCGAATAGGGCGGATCGGTGAGCACCGCATCGACGGACGCGCCCGGCATCTCCCGAAGGATGCCGAGCGCGTCGCCGCAAGATACTATTCCGTTTTCAAAGACCTCGCGCATGGTGCCTCCTGGGCAGAGGCTCCATGGCCTTCGGTGCTGGGGCTCGCGGCCCTCACGTGGTTGAGGGTTTGGCAGCGGGGGCATTTGATCTCGATTTCCACCACGCTGCCTTTGGCCAGAAGACGCTTACAGTGGCCGCAACGTATTTCCCTCATTACCTTTCTTTACAGGTAGCGCCGGAAGCGGTAGCGCTCTAACGCCCGCGCGGGCAGGAGCGCGGCTTCGGCCGTGGCGGGTTGTTTAGGCAACCCGTCGGTGGGGCGGTTGCCGCCGCCCTGCCGCTCCTCTCAGTACCTCGTGACCCGATCCGCCCCTTCGTCCGCTTCGATGGCCTGGCGGCAGTGTCCGGCCCCGAACACCGCGTCCAGGCAGCGCTCCAGCGCCATACCCAAAAGGCTCCCGGAGGCGGCCGCCTTGCCCACCCGGCTGCTCACGGTCTCGTCGGGGTCTCCGCCGGTGAGCACGGACAGGAACTGGTCCAGCCCCAGCAATACGTTCCAGATATAGCGCCGCATGGTTCACGCCCCGAGGATTTCGGCCGCCCGTCCGGCGGCGATGAGCCCGGCGGCCTCCATGCGCTGCACCGCGTTGACGGTCCGTGCATCGTCGGTGCGGATGGCCGTTGCCGCGCGCCACTCTTCCCAGAAGAGCCCCACGTTGGGGTCCGAGAACTCAAGACCTTTGAGCAGCACCAGCTCGGCCTCGGTGAAGCGGGCTAGGAACTCCAGGCGCGTCATCTCGCGGGAGACGGGCGGAGCGTTTTCTCCCCACGGCGCGTTCATGAAGTCCAGGCACTGCTGCCATGTCGTGGGACCGTTGAGGACGTGGACAGCCCCGTCCGCCTCGTAGACCAGTACAGGATAGCACCCGAACCCTGGGCACGCGGCTACGGCCTTGGCGTGGTCGGAGATGAGGCGCACGGGCTGACCAGAAACAACAACGTCGGTGTCGTCTTTGTCAGGCTCCTGGAGTCCAAGCGATGCAAGAAAATCCCGCGAAACGCCGTCGACCGGATTATGAAGGATGGTGATGCTCATATTAGATGTCCCATGCGATGAAGGTACTGGTGTCGGCCTTGCCCGCGCCTCCCGGGAGAGTCGAGGTGGCGTTTTGGTTATAGCCAAGACCGCCGTTAGCCTGGACCGTGGGGGAGCCCGTCACGGTACCGCCGGTAAGCAGTTTCGCGCGGCCCCCGCCTATACCGCCAAAACCCCAGACTCCCGGCAAGGTGGCCCGCTGCGGAGTGTTTGCGGACACTGTAAAACCAGGGCCTACCGTAAGGGTTCCAGCGACGGCGACAATTACAATCCCCGAAGGACTTCCTTGGCGGGTGTAATCATGAGACCAACTACCTCCCCCTGAGAGATAATGACCAGAAAATCCGCCGCGCCAGGACCTCGCCTTCTCGCCATCAGCCAGGGCATAGGGGTTGTTTATGGACTGCCAAAAGCTTCCAGTACAGCCTCCGCCGGGTCCATTTGCACCTGCCCCGGGACCTCCGCCCTGGTAGAAACCAGGGCCACCGCCAGCATATGTTCCCGCTCCGGCCGCCCCAAGCTGCGTTTTGTCCACAATAAGGTTTGTGCCGGGCGTGATGCTGCCGAACACCGTAGGAGAAAGGTCTTTCCAGAGTTGCGGATCACCAACGAAGTAGTTCTTCTCCCGGACCATGTTCATGATTGCGGCCTGGGACACCATGTCAGACGACAGTGAAAGCGCCTTGGGAATGCTAATGTCGTAGTTTTCCCAGTCCTTGTTGACGCTCGCCATGCCATCCATGTGAATTTTGGAGGCGCTTCCGGTGACAGTCACGTTGCCAAGGAAGAGGCAGAACAGGCCACGGCATTTGTTCAGCACCGTAATCGTCGCGCCGTTGAGGGTCACGTCCTTGTCCCAGACGGCAACGTGCATGGGGCCATCAAGCTCGCTGGGAAGCTGAAGCGTCCCCGTGACGCTCGTTTCGGTGCGCTTGTTATAGAGCGCGGCGAGCTTCGCCAGACCATCGCCAGCCTGTGACAGGGTGAGCACCTGGGACCAGGGCTGGAGAGCCCCGCCGTCAGCGCCCCCGCCTTTGAATGCGTACAGACTCATGCCATCCCCCTAGAGCGGCGCGACTTCGGCGGTTAGGTCGATGCGCTTGCCTGCGGCCACCGCGACCTTGGCGCGCACGCGCAGGGCCTCGCCCGGGGCCAGGGTGAGCGCCCGGCCCAGGTTGAGGGGGTCCATGAGGTCCGTCCAGGCGGTCGAACCGTCGGTGCCGGACCCGGCCGGGACCTGGACCTCGCCCAGCACGTAGTCCGCGCCCGAGAGACGCCGGGCGAACTGGAGGGTGGTTGCAATCGCGCAGTCGCTGGCGGCGCGCAGGCGGCCCAGGAGCACGCCATTGCCGCCTGATGCCTCGGAGGCGGCTTCGTAGAACGTGACGAACGCCGCGAAGTCGGTGTCCATGAGTGCGTGCGCCGCCGTGGTGGCAGGCAGGCCGGGGAAGGCAGGGGTAGAGCCCATGGTGATCTCCTAGAAATCTCCGAAATACGTGTAGCGTTCGGCCAGGGTGAGGGCCGAGCCCGCGCCGCCGTTGGAGCTGCCCTCGCCGGGAGGCCCCTGCGGCCCCTCCGGGCCACGTGCGCCGACCGGCCCTTGCGGACCTTCGGGGCCTTGCTCCCCTTGCGGCCCCTGGGGGCCTTGCGCGCCCTGGTCGCCCTTGTCCCCCTTCGGCCCGGCGAGGCCCTGCGGCCCGGTGACGGGCGTGGTGACGTGGGGGCCGACGATCACGGTGCAGGGGGCGTCGGGCACGGCCACGAACCGGACGAACCCGCCCACGGACAGGCTCCAGGAGCTGCCAAGGGAGCCCAGACCGTTGGGGAACAGCGCCAGCACCGCCTCGCCGTGGGCATCGGTGACGCCCTCCGCCAGTCCCGGGACCTCCATGCCCTGGTAACGCTCCTGGGCCGTCAGGGACGCCTTGACGGCGGCCCCCTGCACGGGCTGCCCCTGGCCGTCCAGGTAACGGACGGTGACGACCGCCGTGGGGATGGCGCTCACGCCTGCCCCGGCGCGGGCCAGGTCAGGGAGTCCAGCACGGCCTGGACGGCCTCCGGGCTCGCGGCCTCGCGGACCTGCTTCTTGGCGGCCAGGCGGGCAGCCTCGATGGCTGCCCCGATGGAGTGCCACGCCTGGGACATGGCCAGGATAGTCTCGGCCACCTCGCGCGGCGTCGCGCCGGTGATGCCCACCTCGCCCGCGATGAGCGGATAGTCCGCCGCAACGGGCTCCGAGGCGGCCAGGAACGCCCGGGCCTGGGCTTCCTTGGCCATGTAGGTCATGGCGCGCCCGGCGGAGAGACTCATGTAAGGCGAGAGCTGCTGGTCGGCCTGGGCGTCGATGACCGCCTCGGCATAGGCCGTCACGGCGGCCATGTCCGGCTGCCAGTCCTGGCCGCTCCAGACGTGAAAGCGCGTGGGCGGCGCGGCGAGGGTGCAGCCTTCGGGCAGCGGCCCCAGCGACTGGACGGCCAGGGGCTGTCGGGTGGCCGTGCCCCAGGCGATCTTGCCCCGGTGGTCCTCCACCACGCGCCAGGCGTTGGCCTGGGCGTCGAACACTGCGGCCTGGCCGTCGCCGGTCTCGGGCGGGGCTACGGCGGTGCAGTTGGCCGGGAAGAGGTAGTTGGGGCTGCCGTCCTCCTGTTGCGGGCGCGCGGGCGAGACGGGCGGGGTGTACGCCCTGAGATGCAGGCCTTGATCGTCGTAAAGGTACACTTGCACGGCTACCTCCAACGGAAGATGTATTGCACGGCGATGTTCACCGGGCGCGTCTCGTAGCGGGATATCTGGTTGCGGTGCCAGCCGGAGTTGGCTCCGGTCATGAACATGCCGCCTTCGGTCTGGGAGAGCAGGCCCGCCGTGCTCTGCACCGTGCCGCTGCCAGCGTAGGCCGTGCCGAATCCGCCGTTTTCAGACCCCACGCCGGTGCCCGGGTTGCCCACGAACAGACCGTGCACATGGTCCAGCGTGGCGCTGGTCTGCTTGGTGCCCACGCGGTCGCCGGTCACGCCGTCGCCCCGGTTTGTGCGGATGTCGGTGTCCAGGTCCACGCCTGCGCCGTCGTCCACGCCGCGCAGGAAAATGCCGTTCAGCTTCGGCGTGCCGAAGAGCGCCCCTTCCCCGCCGTAGGTGTAGCCCCACACGTCGAAGAGCAGGGGGTAGTCCAGCTTGGGCAGCTGGAGCCCCTGGGCCTTGAGCCAGTCGCCGCTTGCGGGCAGCTCGTCGGCGAACCAGGGAATCACCTCGCCCACCAGGCCGGAGCCGGAGAGGATGGCGAGGGCCTGGCGCAGCTGGTCATAGTCGCCCTTCACCAGCGTGATCCCGGCGGCGAGGATCACGCGGGCGATGTTCTCCTGAACGTCGTTCAGCCACTCAGGCGTTACCACCGTGGCCATCTGCGGGACGGTCGGGTCGCCCGCGCTGAAGAGGTTGTTCACGGCTCCCGGGCCGTCGATTCTGTGCATGGGTCATCCTCCGTAGGCGAAGTGGAATAAGGTGTGCGCCGGGACCGCCGCGCGGATGGCGCACTCCAGCAGCGCGTTGCTCCAACTGGCCAGGGGCTCCCCGGCGGCCGAGACGCCCGCGCGGAACAGCGCCGTGGGTTCGCCCCCGGCGTGGACCACCCAGACGTACTGCCAGGGCGCGCCCTGGCGCAGGGGCTCCCCGGCGCGGCTCCCGGCCGTGAAGAAGCCCTCGTAATTGGTGAGCCGGTCCCCGGCGGCGGAGTGCCCGGCCAGGAACTGGCCGAACTCCTGGATGGTGATGGTGTAGCCCAGCTGGGCGGCCAGCCAGACGTAGTAGTCGCGGTTGATGGCGGAGCGCTCCGCCAGGGCCACGGTCAAGAGCGCCAGACGCTCCTGGATGAGCAGGCCGGGCTGGCGGCAGTGGCCGGGCAGGCCGTAGCAGCGCTCGTAGTCCTCCAGCCACTCCAGGGATTGCAGGGGCGTGAGCCCGCGCAAGGGGTCCAGGGAGACGGCCAGGGCGCGGTCCAGGGCAGCGCCCTCGGCAGCCAGCTCCGCCTCGATGGGGCCGGTGAGGGCGTAGCTGGAGGGCAGCAGCTGGGCGAGCAGCTCGGCATGACCGGCCATCAAAGCGCCTCCACCTGCACCAGGCCCAGGCGCGGCCACTCCAGGCGCTCGCGGTCCACCACGGCCGCGAAGTTGGCCTGGGGCACGCGCACCACCCGGTCCAGCACGCCCGGCTGCCCGGAGACGACGGCCTCGATGCGTGAGCGGTAGACGGTCTGGCCGGGCGCGAGGGCCTTGAACTCGGCGGCCAGGGCTTCCTGGAGGCGCGCCGTGAGCAGAGCCAGGGTGGTCACGCTGGCGTCCAGGCGCACGGCCACGGAGACGAGTACGGCCACGGGCGTGGGGGCCAGCACCCAGGCGTCGCGGCAGGCGGCCGGGCGGGAGGCGTCCACGGCGGCCTGCGCGGCGGCCAGGGCCTCGGGAGACGGCGCGCCTTCCGGCCCCAGCACGGCCACATCCACGCTGCCCAGACCCCGGCGGTTGGGGAAGGTCCAGGCCCGGGAGATGCCGGGAACGGCCAGCGCCCAGCGGCGGTAGTCGTGGACGTTGCCGCCGCCGGGCGGGTGCTGGAGGTAGTCCAGGAGCCGGGCCAGCAGCTCGGCGTCCGTCTCGGCGTCCACGCCGCCGGAGAGCGTCAGGCTGGCCTGGGGCAGCACGCCCGCCGGGGCCTGGGAGAATAGCACCGGCTCCGCCACGAGCGCGGGCATGACGCCGGGCGCGGCGGCCAGGGCGGCCACGGTGGCCGTGCCGTCCTGACTGATGATGGCTTGGCCGGACGTTAGAAAGGTGAGCCCCGTGGCCACGTGCTTAACGGCCTCTCCCGAGGGGATGACCGATCCGGCCGCGCCCTGGATGACCAGCTGACCCGTGGCCGCGATGGCGGGCTTGCGGGTGATGCCGCGCAGGGCCGCGTGGCGATCCAGCCATTCGGGATCGGAGGTGTCCGGCAGCACCTGGCGGGCGATCCAGAGCTGATGGTGATAGAGGCCAACCACGGCGGAGGCCAGGGCCGTGGCGCGGATGTAGTGGTCCGAATCCGGGTCCGTTGCCGCGTCGGGCAGCAGGTTGAGGATGTCTCGCAGGTAGGCCTCGCGCACGGCCTCGAAGGTGGGGACGGTGTACATCAGGACACCCTCACCGGATGCTGGAAGGTGGCCTCGCGGCCCGTGGCGTCCTCCACGGTGATGAGCAGGAGGCAGCGGCCGTCGTGGGGCTGCTCCACCTCCACGGCGATGGAGCGGGCGCGACCGTCATCCAAAAGGGGGCGCAGGGCCTGCTCGGCATACTGCCGGGCCAGGACGCCGATGCGCGGGAGGTCCTTTGAGCGGGCCAGCTCGTGCAGGCGCGAGCCGATGGACGGATCGGCCCACCAGGAGCCCAGCGGCGTGGCAAGACGGATGTAGACGGCGTTGCCCAGATGGCTTATTCGGGCGGATAAGTACTCGCCGGTGTACGGATCAATGGCCTGGTCGATGCCCATGGCCGCCACTTTAGTGGCGGGCAGGGGAGGCGGGATAGGTGAAGGGGTTCAGTGGAGATGAAGGTTTGAGCAATAGTATCGAACAGGAGTCGTCCGTATGCGGTTGCTAATGAATGGAATCAATGGGCACTACCTTCAGTATATTATCGACAATGACCATGGAAAAACTGAAGAAGTCCTAGCAGCTGTCGCATATGCAACACAATCGTCACTCCTTTTTGACTGGTGCTGGAACAATAAAATACCGCTGACATTTTACGGAAGACTTGATGATGGCATAGCGGTTTCATCGTCAATACTTGACGGATTCATCAAGAGGCGTTCACAGAGATATATATGTCGCCTTGTTCAGCATCACCATGCAAAAGTAATATGGTGGAAAGGGTCTGGTCTGTACATCGGGTCGGCAAACCTATCTGGAAGTGCGTGGTATTCGAATGTTGAGACCGGCTGTTTTTTTGATGAAAGCGAGATTACCGACGAGATGGCTAATGACATCGACGATTTATTTCAGCTGCTCCAGGACAAATCAACTCCACTAACTGATGAGCTATTCAACGCAGTCAAAAAACGGGAACGCGCACTTCATTTATCCAAGCCCAATGCAGATGAATTCTGGGGATGTCCTGCCATTAAGAAGTGGTCCGGCTTAGTTCAGACTGCTCCTAAAAGTGCAAAGGCAAGGCAGCGCAGTAAATTTTTAGACGAGTGGCACTCTACACTTCAAGAATTGAGGGATATTGGAGATAGAATTAGCAAAGAGGGCAACCGTCCGGCCTGGGTGCATGAATCAACCCCACGAGGTGCTCAGGTTGATCAGTTTTTACACGCTCATTATTACAACAACACGTTCGATGGCCGAAATGCAAAATACAATGATTATTACATTAAAAACAAAGACAGAAAAGAGAATGCCCTCGATGAGGCTATCCACTGGTGGAGTCGGCTGCCTAACGCACCACACGGTGAAGATGTAATGTTGAATGACACTGGTCCTGCACTAATGAGCGCACTTTCAAAAGAAAGCCTCGCGTCGATGACAATTGAATCATTTGCAATGATATGTGGTGGCGTGCATGCCATCAAAGACTATGCACGAAGGGTCGACAATCACAAGGTTGGCCTCCCGTCAGGCGGGCAGTACACGGTTCAAGATAAAGTTGATGCACTTTCTAAAATGATCTGGAGTGACGTATCACTCGGCGGGTATAACGTTTGCCAAGTCATTGATCACGTACTGTATGGCGGATCACCAGACCATTTGCCAGAGCGAATTTGGGATGCCGTAACTGATCCTAAGTGGAAAATTCGAGGACTTGCCATTAGCTCCTTTGGAGAACTAGTAGGCTGGGCATTGCCAGACAGGTTCCCGCCTCGGAACGGTCGTACATCCAAGGCACTAAAATCTCTCGGCTATGACGTCACTATTCATGCCGAGTAACTTAGGGTAGCTAACAGCAGGCTCCTCCGTTGTCCTGCCGCCGTCGTTCTCCCGGTGCACGTGGTGCCGCAGGCTCACCTCTCTGCTCACGTGGTCCACGTCCGCGATGGAAGTGCTTGTTAAGTGCATGTTGTCGTAACATAGGCAACTTGGCCTCATGAACGGCTAGAACAATTCCATATTGAATGCGGTGGTAGCTTTCTATGTCGAGCAATATATCGAAGCACCCTTGCCCACGTTGTTGCAAACTAACAAACTGCGTTACGATTCGCTCACATAAAATCCACTGGGATGACGAAGACGCACCCATTAGCGGATGGGATGAGTATTCTATACTACAGTGCATGGGATGCGAAACTAACTTTTTCTTGCACGAAGAATGGTTTTCAGAATGGCAAGACTCTGACCCAGATGATCCTCCAGTAACAACAAAAATATACTTCCCAAAAATTGAGAAAAAGAAAGCAGGCTCATTGTCCTTTGATATTTTCGTTACTGATGAATATGCAGTAAAATCTTTGCATGATGAAATTTATAAGGCAATCAACAATGACATGCCACAGCTTGCAGCGGCTGGAATTAGGACGTTGATTGACAGATTTGCTGTTTCGATTACTGGGAAGAACCAAAATTTTGAGAAAAATATTGGATATCTCTGCGACAAAGGACACATTTCTATTGACCAGCTTGGCATGTTGACGACGATTCTTGATGTTGGACATAGTGTTGTACACCGCTCTAATGTCCCAAGAATGGAAGATGTCGAGACATGCTTAAGGATCATCGAACTATTAATGGTATTGGTAAATGACGGACCTGAGGTTGCAGCTAGAATCAAATCAAGAATTCCAGAGAGAACAAAATAGTATTTGTAGAGTTTAAAGTCATCAACCTGCCTTTTCTCCCCCTCCCTCCGGCTCCTCCGTCGGCCCGCCGCCGTCATTCTCCCGGTGGACGTGGTGCCTTAAGCTCACCTCCCCGCTCACGTGGTCCACGTCCGCGATGGACGTGCCCGTGAAGTGGACGTTGCCCCTCCACAAGGCCTCGCTGCCGCCGTTCTCTTCCCCGCCCATCTCCCATTCCGGCGCGTACAACCCCATGCGCTCGCTGGCGGTGGCTTCGATCTCGCGGGCCTCCATGCGGATGGACTTCTTCGCCGTGATCTTCAGCTCGTCGCAGTCGATTTCGATGATCCTGTCTTCCTTCAGGACGATCCGCGCGCCGCTCTGGTTGTACACGGCCACCTCGCCGCTTTTCAGCCCGTCTACGCGGTAGGCCCCGGCCTCGGTGGCCACGATGACCGAATGCGCCGTCCTGCCGCCCAGGGGTAGCACGATGCACTGCGTGCCCTCGGGCGGGGCAGAGGTGAAGCCGAAGTGCTGGAACAGCTCGCTGGCCTGGAGCTTCTCGCCGCTCAGGCCGTCCGCCTGCATGAGCTGCACGCCGGGCTTGGTGTCCAGGGCCGTGAGCGCCGCCCGGAAGGCCAGGCGGATTCGCCCCAGGGCGCGGCCGATGCGGGCGTCCAGGCGGTCCACGTCCTTCATGGCAGTTCCACCACCTCCAGGGCCTTCTTGCCCTTCTTCTTGGACTTGAAGCCCGAGGCCAGCTCCGGCAGCCAGACGCCGTCTTCCTTGAGCACCAGCTCGGTGATCTTCCCACTGTCCCGGCCACCGGTGAAGGTCCGCTTCATGAGGAAGTACACGCCGTCCAGGCCGTGGGGCTCGCTCACCACCTGCACGCGTTGGCCCGGCCGCCAGGGCTCGCCGCTCGCGCCGCCCACGCGGTGGCCGCGCACCCGGGCCGTGATCTCGAAGCCCTCCAGGCGAGAATCCGCCAGCTGCTTCCTGGCCCGTCGCGCGGCCTCCTCCTGGTTGTCGCACTCGCCCTCGGGGATGATGAGCGGCCGGTAGCCGGGCACGTCCGGGTCCGTCTCCCGGTGCATGATGTCGTGGCGGCCCTCCTTGTCCTCGGTGCCGTGGGTCTGGCCCAGCACCGTGACCTCGGAATACCGGCCGGACACGTCTTCGCGCACGGCGAGGCTGAGGGTGTTGTTGCCCTTGCCGTCCAAGCGCACCACCAGCGTGGCCACGGGCGCGGCCGTGTAGTCCGGCCCGCCCACCACCAGCGTGCCGTCCGGCTCGCACCAGGCCCAGCAGCCGTTGGCCTCGCAGGCCTTGGCCAGCAGGTCCCAGGCGCGCTCGCCCGGCTCCACGGCGACCTTCTCCTTGCGGCCTTCGGTCTCCACGCGGATTTTCTCCACGCCCAGGGGGCGGGCCACAAGGTCCACCACTTCCTGCAACGTGGCCTCGCGCTGGGTGAACACGGGCGCGGAGCAATCCACCAGCACGGCGGCGTTGTCGCGGCCCGAGATGGTCAGGCTCTGGGTGTCCTTGGCCAGCTCGCGCTCCACGCGGTCGATGCGCCCGGTGAGCAGCACGTCGCCGCCCAGGAGCACCTCCACGGGAGCCCAGGGCCGCACGCCAGGCGGGATGTCCCCGACGGGGATGCCCAGGGTCACGCGCCAGGCGTCGGCCGGGGTGAGGAGGTCGGAATCTATCGTGTAGGAGGTCCAGTCCCGATGCTCGCCGCCGCCCACCCGCAGGGTGAGGCGGTCCTCACCGGGCGTAGCCACTGAGCACCTGCCGAGGGGCGATGAAGTTCGGGTTGCGCACGCCGGGGTTGAGGCGCGCCAGTTCCTCGGAGCGGGTGCGGTCGCCGTAGAGCCAGTGGGCCAGGAGGTGCAGGTTGCACAGGGCCGGGGCCGCCACGGCCACCACGGGCGGGTGCAGCTGGATAACCTGGGCTCCCAGGTCCTGCACGGCCAGGGCGGCGGAGCGCATGGCCTCCACCATGGGGTAGGCGGTCTGGGCGGGGAAGATGGCCCGGGCCTCGTCAATGGTGTCCTGGAAGCGCTGGCGGGAGACGCCCACCACGGCCTCCACCTCGGCCGGGGTGAGGGACGGCGCGGCCGTCTCCGCCACCAGCACGCCCGAGGCGGCCTGGGCCACGGCCATGGCTGAGGCCAGGTTGAGCGTGGCGGCGGCCATGGCCCTGCCCTGCCCGGCCGGGGTGGAGAGGTCCGGGGCGGGCGCGGGGTTGGTCTGTTCCGCCGGAGGCGTGACCACCACAGGCCGGGGCGCGGCCTCGCTGGTGAGCGGGCCGCTCACGGGCGTTCCGGCGTAGAGCGCCGGGACCATGGGATAGGCGCGGCGCGCGCCGGACTCGCTCACGGAGAAGTTGGGTAGCAGGCCGGACAGGCTGGCCAGGGGCGCGAAGCGGCCGAACACGTCGGTGGTGGCCAGGGTGGACACGTTGGAAACGAGCGATTGCGCCGTGCCCAGCAGGCCAAGCCCCTGCCCGAAGACGCCCGGCACGGCGGGAACGGCCACGCCAGCCAGGGAGGCGGCCTCGGAGAACACGCCCCGGGCCGCGCCCAGCAGGTCGCCCCGGGCCACCTGGGAGAGGACGTTGTTCAGCTTCCCGGCCCAGCCCTGCACGGCGGAGAGGTTCAGGCTCTTGAGCTTGTCGAGCCAGCCCTGGAGCTTCGAGGCGTTGGCCAGGGCCTTGGCCTTGGCGGAAGCGCCCCCGGCGAAGAAGGGGGCGTCGGGCTCGGCCTCCACCAGGTCCAGGCTCACCTGGGCGAAGTCCGGGTTGTCCTCGTGGTGCTCCACGGCGTAGGAGAGGAGGCTCGCGTTCATGGAGCCGAACACCGGGTGGACCAGCTCCCCGGGGCCGGGCTTGTCCAGGGCGTCCAGGAGCTTGCGGAGTCCCGCCTCGTAGTCCTTGCCCCAGAACACGGCCTGGAGGCGCACGCTCCGGGCGCGCCTGCCCAGGTCCTCCACTTCCGCGCCGTCGCGGTAGGGGTATTCGTGGCGCACCTGGGCGCGCTCGGCCGTGTCGGAGGTGCTGCACACCGCGAGCTTGACGCCCTTGAAGCTGGCGTCCTGCAACGTATCCTTCCAGGCCATCAGTCTCTCCGAGCCTCGGAGGCGTTGTGATCGTTGACCACGCGGGCCACCTCGCGGCCGTCCAGCTTCAGGACGGACTCCACCTTGATGACGCCGCGATCCTCCACCACGAGCTGCCGGGCGGCTTCGGTGGTCTCCTGAGACGGCCCCCAGAGCATGTTGCCCACGCCGCGCCCGGCCATGCCGCCGGAGAACCACCCGGCGAGGCCTCCCAGGAGCGCGCCCAGGGCCGTGCCTACCAGGGGGACGGCCGATCCCACGGCAGCGCCCATGGCCGCGCCAGCCAAGGCCCCGCCCGTCTCGCCGTAGGTTTCGGAATTCTTGACGTTCTTCTGGGCGCGGGTGAGCGTGGAGTCGTTTTCGGTCTGGTAGATGTCCCACGCGGCCACGCCAGCGGAGAGCCACGGGAGGGAGCGCGACGCCCCCCCCGCGAGCGAGGAGGCGGAGCGCGCCAGCCACCCGCCGGAAGCGGCAGCCGTCACGCCAGCGCCGCCCGAGAACATGCGCATGGCCCCGAACGCGGCGGCTGCCGCCGTCATGGCCCCGATGGCCGTTGTGGCCTCCATGGCAACGGTGGCCAGGCCGGGGAACCTCTGGGCCAGGTCGGCCGCGCCGTCCGCCAGAGCCTTGAGCGGACCGGAGGCGTCCGAGAGCATGTTGGAGCGGGCGATCTCCGCCTCGTTGGCGGCGCGCTCCACCGAGGCGGCCGTGGACCCCTTGTAGGTGGCGAAGCTGCGCTCGCCCTCGCCGGAGGCGTTGGCCATGTCCCCGAGGATTTGCTTGACGTAGTCCTTCTGGTTGATGGCGGCCAGGAGCGCCAGCAGGGCCTGCCGGTCCTGCACCACCTGGCCGATGGCCGAAGCGCTGGCCAGGTCGGCCATGTCGCCCAGAATCTGCTGCTTCTCGTCGCCCTGGGCGGAGCCGAGGCGCTTCTTGAGGGCCTGATAGCGCTTGTCCTTGCCCATGACCTGCTGTTCGATGAGGTCGCCGAAGGCCTCCAGGGGCAGCTTGCCCTTTTCCCGGGCCTTGGTGAGCGTGCCGGTGAGGTCGATGCCCAGCTTGGCGAAGTCCTTCTGGGTGTCCTGGCTGTTGAGCTTCTGGAGCAGGTTGACCAGGTTGTTGCCCGCGTCGTCCTTGCTGCCCGCCGTGGTGGCCGCCGCCTGGGAATAGGCGAGCATCTGCTCGAACCCGGCCATGCTCTTCATGCCGGAGCCCAGGGCCAGCATCTTGGGCAGCCACTTGGCCATGTCCTTCAGCTCGAAGCCGCCGGACTGACCGGCCACCAATGCCTTGTCCAGGGCCAGGGCGGCTTCGTCCTCGCGGAAAAACTTGTTCTGCACGCCACGGATGACGATGTCCGCGATGTCGCCCGATTGCGTGCCGGAGGCGGTGGCGAACTTCTGGATGGTGGGGAGCAGCCGCTGGGCGGCGTCGGACTTGATGGCCCCGGAGGCCAGCATCTTGTCCAGGGCCTCGGCCGCCTCGTCGCGGGTGCCCCCGCCCTCGCGCACGGCCGCGTGGACGGCGTCAACCAGCTTGCCGCGTCCGGCCAGGCGCTTGGCCGGGTCCTTCTCGTCGGCGTAGGCGGTGTTGGCCATAAGCGTCATGCGTTTCTCGAAGGCGATGGGCTGGCGCAGGGCCGCCGCCGCGACGCCCGCCCCGGCCGCCGCGCCCGCCCCCACCTGGCCGATGCCGCGCATGGCGTTCATGGCTGCCCGGCCCGCGCCCCCGGCCTTGGTCAGGGCTCCGGCCAGGCGCTCGCCCGACTTGGAGGCCGCGTCCAGCTCGCGCCGGGCCTCGCGGGACTCCCGCGTGATCCGGGCCGCCTCCTGGGCCGCGCGCGTCAGGCGGTCGCTCCTGAAGGCCCCGGCGGCGCGCCCGGCGGATTGGAGGCCGCCCGAGGCCTCGCGGGCGTTCTCGCCCACCTGGCGCAGGGCGCGGGCCGTGACGCCCGCCCCCTGGGCCGTGCCCCGGGCCGCCTGGGTGATGGAGTCCAGGGCCTTGCGGGCCTGGCCGCCCAGCTCGTCGCGCAGGCGCAGGATGACTTCGAGGACGGTGCCCTTGGCCATCTAACGCCTCCGCCTGGGCACGATGTGGCGGCCCCGGCCGGGGGCCGGGGCCTTGCCGGTGAGGATGGCCACGAAGGATTCGATCTGGGGCATGGTCATGGAACGGATCTCCTGGAGGGTGAAGGACCGGCCCGCGAGCGCTGTTTCCAGGAGCCGAAGCTCCCTCAGCTGGCGCTCGCGGGCGCGAGCTTTCCCGCCAGCTCCTTCTCGGCGTCGTCCAGGACGGAATACTCGGCGTAGTGCAGCCCCTCCAGCAGCTCCGGGGTGATCTTTTCCGGCGGCAGGCTCCCCAGGCGCACCAGCGCGCGGGACCAGATGAACCGGGCCAGCTTGGCCGGGCAGGCCCCGTCCGGGGCCTGCTCCACGGCCCACTCCATGTCGCCCAGGGTGGGCGCGCGCATCTCGAATTCGGCGTGGCGCACGCCCTCGGCGTCCACGTGCCCGTACTTGAGGGTTCCGGTGACGGTGGTCCCGCTCATGCGGCTACTCCTTGGTGTGGCCCAGGGCCAGGAACTTGAGGTCCACGCGCGCCTCGTTCTCCACGCTGTACTTGCGCCCGGCGGAGATGCACACGCAATCCGAATAGCTCTCTCGCTGGCCGCCGTCGCTGGCCGGGTAGATGGTGAGCTTGGCACCCTCCACGGCCTCCCAGTCCTTGGGATCGTCCTTGGGGATGGCCGCCGTGACGGACAGCTCGAAGGTCTCCACGCCCTTGTGGAAGCCCAGGGCGCGCCCGGTCTTGTTCATGGTCTTGACCAGCTTCTTGCCGGTGTCGTGCTCCACGTTGAGGTCGATGACCTCGTATTCGGCCCCGTCCACTTCCAGGACGATGGCCCCGACGTATTCCTTGAGCGCCATGCGTTGTCTCCTTTACAGCAGCAGGTCGATGCGGCCCGCGAAGATGTGCAGCCCGTTGACCACGTCGCAGGGAATCTTGGCGTTGAGCCGGTTGGGGTCCTGGAGGTCGCGCTCCACGATGAGCCCGGGCAGGTTGGCCTTCACCTCCTCCACGATCTCCAGCTCTTCGAGCTTCAGGAGCACGTCGATGAGTTCCGAGCGGACCTTGGGCGCGGTGCGGCTGGAGAGCTTCTCGCGGGGGAAGCGCAGGCTGATGCGCGTGCGGCAGGCCAGGCGCACGTAATCCAGGGTGCGGATGGTGGTCAGGTCCAGGAGCGCGATGTCCTCCACGCCCTGGGGGTCCAGGGTGTAGGTGGTGATGGCGCGCACGACCTGCACCTTCTCGCCCGGCCCCACCTCCAGGGGCGTGACGCCGTTGGCCAGGAGCGTCTCCTGTTCCATGCGGCCCAGGCGCTTCTTCACCGGCGGCGCGGCGATGTTCGCAAGCGCCAGGGTGTTGAGCGGCCGGGCCGGGTCCTCCTCGGAGGCGATCACGGCCGCGAACGCCGCCGCCACCTCCCAGGGCAGGCTCACGGAGCCCGGCAGCAGCGCCCCGGTGATGCGCCCGGAATTGATGAGCCCGGCAAGGGTGGTGGCCGCCGCCAGGGTCCCGGTGGAGGCGTAGACGCCCACGGCCCCGCGCTGTTCCAGGGCGTGGCCTACGGCGTCCACGTGCTGGCGTAGGGCGGTGAGGCTGGTCTGGTCGGCGTAGGGCGTGACGATGATGTCGTGCCCGTCCGCGAACACGGCCGCCAGGGCGGGCGCGATGTCCGGGTCCGTGGCCCCGCCCGCCATGGGCGTGACCACAACGGCCACCCCGTCCACGGTGGAGCTGGCGCTCACGGGGATGAGGTTTCCGGTCGCGCCCTTGTTGCGCGCGGTCAGGGTGATGACGCCGTTCACGGCCCCGGCCGTCACCGGCAGGGAAGGATGGGCGTTGATCTTGTCGGCCAGGGCCTGGGCGATGGCCGCCGCCGTGGTGGCCAGGCTCACGGCGATCTGCACCGTCTGCGTGCCCACGGTCAGGCCCGCCACGCCCAGCCCCGCCGCCTGCCCCGTGACCGTGGCCGTGCAGCTGGCCGCGATCCCGGCCGCGTCGTCCGCGACGCCGATCACGCTGAGGCGCAGGTAGGCGTTGGCGGTGATGGCCGCGCGCGCCATGAGATGCGCCTGGGAGCCCGGCCCGAACAGCTCGGCCGCCTCCGCGTCGGAATAGACGTTCACGGGTGTGAGCGGGGCCTGGGCGCAGCCGGAGTTGCCCTGGGCCACGATGAGCACGCGCTGCTCGTTGTCGGGCAGGGTGCGCACCGCCAGCTTGGTGTTGAACTCGAAATACTTGCCCGGCTTCCTGATGGACGCCGGGAGCGTGTCGAAGCTGATGTGCTCACTGGCCATCGGGGGCCTCCTTGGGCAAGGCCTGGGCGGCGTCCGTCACGCGCTCCAGGTCGCCGTCGTCCAGGCGGCGCAGGTAGTAGGCGCTGGCGGGCACGTCCACGGCCTGGGCGTCGGTGATGTATTCGCGGGGCGCGCCCTCCCTGGGCACTTTCACGCCCGGAGCGGCCTTCACGCGGATGGTGTTCACGGGTTGCCTCCTTGCAGAGTGATGAGGTCCTGGGCGTCGGCCTGGCCGTCGTCCGGAACCAGATGGTAGTTCAGGCCCACGCGCTCCAGCATGAGCGGCTCGGGGCCGCCGGGCTCGCCCAGCACCACGTCGTAGCTGGTGTGCCACTCCATGACGTAGGCGGAGACGCTGTTGCTCTTGAGCCGGGCGTTGACCAGCGTGCGCGTGCGCCCCGGGGTCAGCTCCTCGATGTCCAGGCCCAGGTCCTGATGGAGCAGCAGCCGGCGCACGTCCTCAAGCATGGCGTAGGTGCCCACCTTCAGCACGTCGCCCTTGCGGGTGGCGGCTTCGGAGCGCGGATTGCGCGCCGCCACAATGACCGCGAAGGTGGCCGGGAAGCGCCAGACGCGCTTGGACATGGCCAGGGCCTTGCCCGGCCCGTCGCCCCCGAAGGCCACCCAGATGGCCGGGAAGGAGCGCACCACGCATTCGAGGCCCTCGTCGAACTCCCCGCCGTAGGTGGCCACGTTGGGCTTGTAGGGCAGCCCGGCCTCCGCGATCCGGGTCTTGATGGCCTCTTCGATGACGGCGATCATTCATCGCCCCCGGCCGGGCGCTGCCAGACCCGGCGGCCCGGGGAGAACAGCACGTCCCCCGCCGTGGCCGCCGGGTCCTGGAACCCTGGCAGGTTGATCTCGCCCCGGGCGATGAGCTTGAGCCAGCTGACGGCCCTGTCGTAGCGTTCCTGCACGGGGTCGGTTTCGTTCACCTCCGCCCCCGTGAGGCGGTAGCGGGCGATTTGGCACACCGCGTCGGTCAGGACCCGGTCAACCACGAGCACGGGCACGCGGTAGCGGGCGGCGAGGTAGCTGTCCGCCTCGCTGGAGGCCCTGGCAAGGGCCTCCAGGGCCACGGCTTCGTCCACCTCGCCGATGCGGGCGCGGTCGGTGAGGGCGATCACTTCGTCCTGGCCGAAGGCGTCGAGGAGGTCCTGCACGGTGGCGTACACGGGACGTTAGTCCTTCTTTTTGTTGTTCTTGGCGGGTTCAGGAGCGTCCACGGGCTCGGGAGTCTCTTCCACGGGCGCGGGGGCGTTCCCGGGGCTTTCGGGCTCTCCAGGAACGGTGGCGGCCTGGGAGCCGGAGGGAGCGCCGTCCTCGGGCGTCCCCACCTCGGGCGTCCAGGACGCCGAGGGCTGCACGCCGGTCTCCCTGGGCGCGGAGGCCTCCAGCACCCGCACGGCAAGGTCCGGATCGGCGCGCAGCTGCTTCAGCTGCTCCGCGCTGAACGTGCCCGAAGGCCAGGGCTTCTCCTCCGCCCCGTGAGGGACGCCCGCCCGGAAGTGCCCGCCGCGCAGGCTCCGGGTGATGACCACGGTGTCGATTCTGTCCACGGTGGCCCTCCTAGTTCAGCCAGGGCGTGACCAGCACGTCCACCAGCCCGGCGTTGGGGTTGTCGGAGCCGTCGGACCGGCGCGCTACCTGCACCACTTCGGCGGCGGCCGTGCGCAGGTTGGTGGGCACCACCAGCAGGGTGGGCTTGATGCCCAGGGGGCGGCCGCCGTCGGCCTTGAAGGCGCACATGGCGTCATAGGCCGCGTCGAAGTTGGCATCGGTCAGGGCTTTCTTGGAGCAGAAGCCGGTCTGCCAGAAGCCGAAGCCCGCGTTGCAGCGGTAGCGGATGCCGAAGCGGTAGGTGTCGGTCATGAACACGGCTTCGTCCTTGCCGTCGGTCATGGCGGACAGCTCGGGCTTGGTGCGCTCCTGGAACAGCACGGGCTTGAGCACGCGGGAGGTGTCCAGGAGAAACCAGGCCGGGTCCGTGCCCGCGTCGTAGTTGGAGACGGTGGCGGCCACGCCGGTGCCGTCCACCTTGGGGTAGACCGGGTGGTCGGTGTCGAAGAAGTTCTGCCCGTCGTAGCAGGCCGTGGAGAGCCCCAGCTTCAGCAGGGCGTAGACCAGCTCGTCCGGGAAACTCTTGGCGGCCCGGCCCATCTCGCCGAAGAGGGGCTTGTAGACGCCCACCTCGTCGTCTTCGATGTCCGTGCGCTTCACGCCCACCGTGGACTCGAAGAGCTTGTTGGTGATGGCATAGCCGTGGGCCGCCATGTCCTTGAGCACGCGCTCGCCCACCCACTCCACCAGCTGCGGGAACTGGCCCAGCCAGCCGTAGGTGTTGGCCCTGGACGTGGACGGCATGAGGGTGGCCACTTTGTCCCAATGCGCGGGCGTTTCGCCGAATACGCGCTGGAATTCGGCCTTGAAGCCCGTAAACAGAGCGGTGATGATCGCCGGGGTGATGAGTGCCATCTACTTGGTCTCCTTGCCTTTGGCGTAGTCTTCCTCGGACATGCCAAGGAGCTTGGCGGCTTCCTTCTCCTCCGCCGTGAGGGCGGCCGTGCCGGAGCCCGGCGCGCCCGGGGCGGGAGCGCCCCCCTGAGCCTGGGTCTGCATGCCGGAAAGCGCGGCGATGGGCGCGGCCTTGTCAAGGTAGGCCTTGGCCTGCTCGGGGCTCGTCTTGGCCAGGTGGCGCAGCCAGCCCTCCAGGCCCACGTTCACGCGGCCGTCCTTGAGGGCGGCGTCGATCTGGCCGGAGAGTGCGGCCGTGCCGTTGGCCTGTTCCAGCTCGGCCACGCGGGCCTTGAGGGCGGCGTTTTCCTCAGTCAGGGCCGTGAGGCCCTCCACCGGGGCGAACTTGGCCGGGTCGGGCTGGCCCGCCTGGGCGGTCAGGGCCGCGATCTGCGCGTCCTTGGCCTGGAGCACGGCCACCAGGTTCACGGACGCGGCGGCCTCGCCGCCCAGCTGCGCCTTCACTTTGTCCAGCTCGGCGATGATCTCCGCCGCCGTGGCCGTGACCGGCAGGTTGAGCATCCAGCGGAGGCGCTCCGCCAGGTCCTCGCTGAGGGCCGTCTGGCCCGCCTGTAAGTTCATCAGGTCATCCTCCTTATGGGTTTGCATCGCGGCGGCCACGGCGGCCATGCCGTCCAGGGCCGGGTTGTTGGTGAGCGCGGCGTTGATGAGGGTGCGGACGGCTCCGGTCTTGAGGTCGAAAGTGAAGAGGGGGGAGAGGAAGCGGTATTCGTCCGCCTGGATGTGCTGGCGTGCCGCGTTAGTCCATGCTACTTTGGCGAAGAGCCCTTTGGCAGGGACGTAGACCAGGGATTCGATCCACCCGGCGGCCACGGCCTTGTGGCCGCCGTCCTTGGCGGTGAGGGTGTGGTGCTCGTAGTCGATGAAGAGCGGCGTCTCGCGCGCCTCCACCTGGGCGATGAGCGCGGCCGCGATGTCCGCGTCCATGCGCCAGGTTTCGGCCTCGCTGCCCTCCATGACGCCAGGGCGGCCATCTCGGGCGGAGAACTCGCCGTCCGGGAAGAGCTGGACGTTGCAGCCTTCGGGCAGGTCCGAGGAGTCGGGGGTGAGCTGCACGGCCAGGGCGGCCGTAGCGTGCGTGGGGGAGTGTTTCGCGGTGCGCATGTCCGCCGCTTTAGCGGCGGCGGACTATGTGCGATAGGTGAAGGGGTTCAGTTCGTTATTGGACGTGAAGCTTTCGTGTTATTAAATGGAGATGCTATCATGAAGAAATTCATACTTACAAGCATAGAAAAAATCCGTAACTCACTAGGTTCTGGAAAGGCCATTGTTTTTGTTGGTTCAGGAGTCTCTTTAAATTCTGGAATGCCAAGTTGGTCTGAGTTGGTCCAAAAATTCGCCAACGAACTCGATGTCGATTCTAATAATCTATCGAGCGATGACTATATTAAAATTCCACAATATTACTACAACGAACGAGGCAGCAAAGAATACTTTGACCTATTAAGGCAATCAGTTGATTGCAGGCTTAAGCCGAACCCAATACATAATGTTATTGTCAAGTTAAATCCTTGGCACATAATTACAACCAACTTCGACAGTCTGATTGAATCTAGTGTGGACGAAAGCGACACAAAGTATCACCTAGTGAAGGAAAACAAAGACATTGCCTATGGCGACAGCAACAGAATGATAATTAAGATGCATGGAGACATTGACACATGCAATACTGTGCTCAAAGAGGATGACTATCTTTCTTATTCATCAAACTTTCGTTTGATTGAGAACACGGTAAAAACATTGCTGTCAAGTTATACAACAATATTCGTAGGGTTTTCAACGGATGACCCAAATTTTAAAATATTATACCAGTGGGTTAAGAATGAATTAGGCCTGCACATGAACGAGGCATATCTCATAGATACATCGCGCACATACAGCAAGCTGTTATTTGACTACTATAAGTCAAGAGGCATAAAGACGCTGTACATTAAAGACCTTGAAAAAATGGACCAGGATTATTGTCTGTTTTTGTCAAGAATTGCACTGGAAGAAGAGTATAAACAGATCGGCGCGGACAGCGGAAAGAGACTTTATGCAGTATTGCAATATATACTAAACAAGCCAGCTGTATCTTTCTCAGACCATGTTGCTAAACTGTACAATGCTCTCGAACCCTATGCAAAACTTAATGCACTGCTCCCGTCCATGATAGTTGAAGCGATAGGTGGTAAGGCTGTGCATAATTACAGGGCACATGGCGACCTGACCATTCTAAACAACAATGAATATTATAAGTTTTACGTTGAATTGTTCGATGATGGTAAACGGTGGAGAAATGTATTTAAAGAAAATCGCGTCAAATTGACAACAATACTAAAGACACTGAAAAAGGCAGGCATTAACACGCTTTGCCTAAGTGATGGTAGCCATAAATTTCGCTTCAATAACTTGAAGGATGATTCGTTGGGTTTTCCAAGTGAAATGTTTGATAGCATTATTACCTTTGACAATGAAAAGTTAGAACTGTTGCTCAATAAGCTCTTGTCAGGAATGCCTATTGAAGATAGAACTGCTCATGTCTTGTCTGCTGCTTATTGCCACTACAAACTTGGGAATTATATTGAATCCTATGCAGAGTTGAAAAGGGTTTCCGCAGAGTCACACAAGGCGAAGGACTACATATTAATGGCAATTGCTGAGTTCAACATTAAACTGCTGTCATTCTACATAAAGGTCAATCACCCTAAGTCAGACTTTCCAGAGATATGGAGCTATGCAGACAAAATTGATCTTGATGGAATCTTGTCGAGGCTGGCCCCTTCTCAACGTCATGTCGGGATGGCTTTAAAGAAAGTTTTCGACTTCGATTATGTGAATGAATACTTGGTCCGTTCTAATTCTAAGTATGAGGCTGTGTTGAACCAAAAGAGTATGATCGAGTCTGGGGGGGCGTCCTTCAATTCTGCACTCGCAGAGCAGCACACCAATGCCACAACTTTTTATTTATTTGTAGTCACAAACTTTATTATGATGGACGCATATACTCAATATCGAGGCGTTCTTGTTGATTATGTAAGAACAATATTTGCTAGTCACAGCATAACTCCAGCCGAGAAGAATCCATTTATCAGTCCTGATGATCACTTTAAGGCGTCTGAAATTGATTATTTTTGCATATTCATAGCTGCTAACTGCATGACATTTGACGATGTTTCTGCTATGTTTTCGAACAACAGCATGGATAGAATTGTGCTCTCGAAAGACGCCTGTGACAATATGATTTTAGCAATTGAAAATTCTAGCAAGCACAAGTTTTCATTTTTCAATCAGCCGAACACCACACACATTCTGATGCTACTCTTGGCACGATCCAACGCTGATCATGTTTTAGTTCAAAATGCTTTAAATATATATCTTCAGTATATAGTCACTGCCAAGCGTAATTATGAATACGCGAGCATTATACTTGCAAGTCTAAACAAAAATAGTCCAAGTATACTATCTGGTTTTGACTTTGAACATTTTGTGCAACTGTTGCTCAACATGTGTATTGCTGGGCACTTTGACGTTTTGTTTGATGAATTTTCTAGACTACTAAGAAATATATTTTATATCTCAGCAGAATATGGAAAGATTTACGAAAAAAGTGCCATTACAATTGACTCATTCTTGTGTCGTGTTGACGCATTGATTTCCTCAGATGATATACATGGATACCGTTTGTTCCAATATATTTGCATCGACATGTGCGCGGTTCTGCCAATTTCTGAGCGCTCTCATATTGAGAGTGTCATTAGCAATATTGCAATCGACAAGTATGATGGCGTTTATGAATCGATACGTATTGATATTTTGTTAGAAGCATTACGCTCCTCCGTGGCCTGCTCTGAAGATATTTCAAAGCGTGTTGTGGAATATTTGACTAAAAATATTAACAAGATCGATCAATACGATGCAGACTATAGCGAAATTATATCAAACGCCTCTGCTCTTCATGTTGCGAAGCTTATTGTTCTGCCGGACTCGATTGTCGACAAAATTTCAACACGAACTGATTTCTCAGGATTTGTGATTAATCCAGCGGGCTTTAATTATGCTAAATTTAAAATAGAATGGTTAAGGTATATTCCTGAATCAGTCCTTGGGAAATATCTAAAGAACTCGAATGTTATTACACTGGTCAAGAATGATTTGATGCGCATGATGCCTGCACGATTTAAGTTTTTTTACAGGCGCTTGCTTGATGTCTATTTTCAGGATGGCGACTGACAATCCGTCTATTGTGTGGACATTATGATGCGTTTATTGCGTTAGCGCCCCGTTAGAATCCATCGCAGGGGCTGTCGGCACATCAGCGCCCGCCAAGGAACCGCTGGAGGGCGCTGGAGGTCGTCTGTGCGATTTCGGCCTCGTCCTCCGGCCCGACGCCGAAGAACCGTCTGGCCGGGATGTCGCCCCATGGAATCGGCCCCCCGCGTCTGGTCCTTCCGAACTGGCCCTTCTTGGCCCCGAACTGATGCGTGGGGGCATAGGGCACGTTCGTGGTCACGCGGGCGAAGTCCGGACCGTGTTCGGCCTGGATGCTGCCCGCCAGGATGCCGCTCACTTGGAGGATCGGCGTGGAGCTGCCCCGGCGGTTCACCGTCACCGGCTTGAGCGGTGCCCAGGGCGCTCCCGTCACCGGGTCGCGCTGGCCCGCGAAGGCCCGCTCCGGGATGTCCGCCAGCACGCCCGCCAGGGGCCGGGTGACGGGCGTCATGTTCGCGCCCAGGGCGACGATGCGCATGAGCAGGGCGTCCACGGGGGAGGTGTTTACAAAGATTTCGATCATGGCTATTTCCTAACTGTCCCTGGTGGATGTGACACGGTAACATTCTCTCGGCCGTAGCACGGGCGGAAGCCCGGAGCGCCATGCGAGGTTTCCGCGCAAGCGGGTGAGGGGCCTCGCCATCCGCCAGGCAATCAGCGCTCGTCCCCTTGGGGGCGGGCGCTTTTGCGTTTCACCCGACGCACCACCCGGTCACGTTCCGCCTCGTCACGGCTCAGACGCCGCAGGCTCTGCACGTACATCTCGTCCCCCTCCACCGTGGCCTTCACCACCACGACAACCCCGCCCGGTTCGTCCAGCACGTAGAGCAGGCTGCGCGCCCCGTCCTTGAGCTTCTCCCCCTGGTCAACCGCGTCCTGGGCGGCCCGGTAGTCCGCCGGGCCAAGCTCCGGGTGGTTCCTGGTCTGCTTCCCGGCCGTGGCCTGGGAGAGCCGCCCCACCTGGCACTTGGCCCCGATGAGCGCCGCGTCCGCCTCGGGAACCACCACCAGGGGGAAGAAGGCCACCGGCCGTTCCAGCCAGTCGGGGAGCACCCGCTCTCCCATGTCCCGCACGATCTGGCGCGCGATCTCCGGTGGCGCGGCCTCGATGCGGCGCACCACGTCCTCCAGCTGCTGGCCCAGCCAGTTCGCGCCCGGGTTGGCCGAAAAGCCCACGTCCGTGAAGATGGTGTAGCCCGTCTCCGGGATCTTGTAGCCCGTGACCTTGCGGCGCGCCTCCTGACCCGTGGCCCGGTCCACCGTGGCCACCTCTTCCGTGACCATGTTGCCCACGCCGGATTCGGGCGTGACCTTCTCCGCCTCCATGCGCGAATCCGAGAGCGCCCGGACCCTGCACCGGCAGTTGAAGCCGTTGGGGGGGTAGTGGCTGGACCAGAACGGATCGTCGTAGCGGAAGGTGCGGCCGTTCAGAATCTTGTGGGCCGGGCGGGTCTTGCCGTCCAGGATGGCCACGTACTGCCACCAGGGCCGGGCGTCGGCGTTTTCGAGCATCTGCTTGTAGCGCCCGGCCATGAAGGCGGTCTGCATGTTCTGGCGGTAGATCAGGCGCAGGCGCGCCGGGCTGCCCAGCTGCACGCGGCGCTCCTCGCCGGTGCGCGGGTCCACCATGGGCTGCTTGCCCCACCAGCCCTTTTCGCAGAGCTTGGGCTCCAGGTGCTTGAGGAACCACGCCTCCGTCTTGCCCTCATTGAGGGCGGCCCGCGCGGCCTCCCGGATGTCCTGGAGCACGGCGAGCTGGGCCGCCTTGGCCACGGTGAAGCCCTGGGCGTGGGCGGCCTGGTCCATCTCCTTCCAGTCCCAGGTGATGCGGTGGCCCTTGGACTCGAAGTAGGCCACGGCGTCCTTGGGGGGCAGGCCCATGGCGAAGGAGAGGTTGACGGGCTGGGGCATCAGGCGTCGCCGGTTTCAGCCTGCGCGCTCAAGCGCCCCCACAGCTCCCCCACGAACAGCACCCGCGCGCACAGTTCTTCCAGGCCGCTCGTGTCCATCTTGGGGTACAGCTCCGCCAGCTTGCCCAGCAGGGCCTCCGGGGCCGTCCCGGCTTGGGCCTCCTCCAGGATCGGGGCCAGGAGGTCCCGGGCCAGGGCCGTGAGCACGGCGTCCGGGATGGTGGCCGCGTCCACGGCGTCCTGATCCGGGAAGAGCCCGGCGTCCACGTCCGCCTCGCCCTCTTCAGCGGAAAGCGCGGCCGTGGCCTCCGCCTTCCTGGGCTGCGGCGGCGCGGCGGGCTCCCCGGGTGCGGCCGTGGCCTGGCCCTTGCGCTTCAGCACCGGCTCGCCGTCCTCGGGCATGGGGATGCCCGCGCGCCGGTGCGCCCAGGCGGCCGGGATGTCCATCACGTCGGAGAGCATCGGCAGGGCCTTGGCCAGCTTCTCCAGGTCCTCGGGGCGGTTGGTGTCGAACTCGAACACCGGCATGAGCGCCCCGTCCGTGACGCCCGCGTTCAGCCAGGCCAGGGGCGCGCAGAGCTGGCGCGTGAGCGTGCTCGCGATCTGCCGGGCGTCGCTCCGCAGGATGTCCAGGCGCACCTCGTTGTGGATTTCGCCCAGGGCCTGGCTGCCCACGCCCTGGGTGTCCGTGGTCAGGGTGCTGCCCAGGATGGCCTTGCTCTGCCCCTTCTCGCAGATGTTGTGCATGGCCTCGAACGGCTTCTCACTGCCGCGTGCCGCGTCGTGGAATTCGATGAGCATGCCGTCCGGGATGGCCCCGGCCGCGTCGTGGCCGATGGCCTGGAGGGCGGTGAGCAGGGCCTTCTTCTCGTCGGCGCTGGCGGTGGCGGGATACTTGCCCAGCCTGAGCGGCAGGCCGTGGATTTCCAGGAACTCCGCGAAGTCGCCCCGGGCGTACTGCTTGAGGAGCCACGTCCACACGAGCACCCGGAAGAGCCCCTGGCGCGGCGACCAGCCGGACATGGAGGCGTGGCGGTGCACGATCCACCCGGCGGGCCACAGCTCCTGCCCATCGGGCGTCATGTCGCGCAGGCGCAGGGTCTGGAAGTCCGGGGCCAGCTGGAACATATTCTGCGGCCGGAAATGCAGGCCCACGGGCAGGCGCGTTGCGCCGTCCTGGCCCCATTCGATCTCCAGGCAGGCGAAGCCGTGGCCGATGGCGTCGGCCAGGTCCAGGATGGCGTCCTCGAAATCCGGGAGGGCCTCCAGCTGCTCGCGCACGCTGGCGGCCACCTCCTCCGCGCGCTTGTCGTTCGCGCGGCCGGGCCGGATGCTCCAGGGCACGGAGAGCAGCGCCCGGCGGCGCTTGGACAGCTCCGCGTGGATGTGCTCGTCGCGCTGTTCGATGGTGGCGAACAGCTCGTGCTGGCCCACGATGTCCCCGTGGTCGGCCGCGCGCAGGATGGTCTCCAGGCGGCGGGGTGTGACGCCGCCGGTGAGGCTGGCCAGGTACTGGCTGGCCAGCCCCACCACGGAGGCGTTGGGGGAGACCGTGCGCGTCTGCATCTCCTTCTGGCCCTTCAGGGCGCGGAACCCGGCCGCGAGGCGGTCAATCATCGTCGAGAGCATCCCAAATCCTCCGGATCAGCCCGCGCCCGCCGCTCTTGGGCACGGGGGTGAAAGCCATGGTGGTGAAGCCGCCCACGGCGACTTGCCAGAGCATTTCCAGGGCGTCGGGGCCATCGTCGTGGTCCGCTTTGGGGAAGTGCCGTAGTTGCTCGATCAGCGTGCGCTGGGTGGGGTGCAGGCGGATGCGCCCCTGCGCGAAATAGGGCTGCATGGCTTCGATGCGCAGGGTCTTGTCCGCGTGGGGCGTCACGGCCCGGGCCGGGATGGGCAGGCCCCGGGCGGCGGCGCGCGCGATCAGCTCCGTGCGCAGGAACTCCTGGAACTGGACGGACTCCACGGCCCAGAGCAGGCAGCGGAACTGCGCGTGCCAGGAAATCACGTCCTCAATGATGCGGTCCGGCAGGCGCTTGCGGATGTCCGCCACCACCACGTCCAGCACGGCGCGCTCCCGGGAATAGCCGCCCACGAGGATGGCTGAGGGGTCACGGCCCTGGCCGGACTTGCCCAGGGAGGGGTCCACCGCGCCGAAGAACTGCCAGTCGTTGGCGCGCTCCACCCAAAAGGTGATGCAGCCCGCGAAGGGCGCGCCTTCCCCGGCCACGGGGTCGTTTTGCTGCTCGGAGTCGAAAGCCGCATGGCCGTCGCGGGCGCGCTTGAGCATGAGTTTGTAGAGCGGCCGGGCGGACGGCCAGGAGACCACGGCCCCTTCCTCCATGGCGCTGGCGCGCTCCAGGTGGAAGGCGCGGGCGGCGTCCTCGCCATCCTGGAGGAGGATCTCCTCCCACTTGTCCCACAGGTCCAGGCGGTGGGGCCATTCGATGACGGCCCTAAACTTGCGCGAGCGCCAAAGCTTGTTGCCCAGCAGGCGAGAGAGCACGGAATCGTAGTGCAGCACCGTGCCGACAAGGATCACGTCCATGGCGTCGTCCGCGCCCGAGAGGTTGAGCACCGTGCGGGCCAGCCAGCTTTCCAGCTTGTCGCGCTGGTCAGGGCTGCGCACGTTCTCGTCGTTCTCCAGGTCATCGCAGATGACCAGGTCGGGCCGGTGCGGGCCGTGGCGCAGGCCGCGCATGCGCTTGCCGGAGCCGAACGCCTGGAGCTTCACCTCGCCCGCCGTGATGGCCACGCCAGCGTTCCAGAGCCGCCCCTGGCCGCAGGCCTCGGGGAAGTCCATGGCGAGGCGGGGGTTGGCCTCCAGCTCGGCCTTGAGGGGCTCCAGGAGCGTGGCGGCGGCCTGCTCGAAGGCGTCGGCGATGAGCGGGATGAATCGCTTACGCCCGGTGACGACGCACCAGAGCACGAAGATGAGGCTCACCACCGTGGACTTGGCCTCGCCGCGCGGGGCGGCCACGGCCAGGCGCTGGCCGTCCGGGTGGTCCACCAGGGCCGGAAGGGTTTCGTCCAGCCAGGTGTGCAGCACGGAGTCGCCGTGCCGGACGTAGTGCGGGAAGTAGGTGCGCCGGAAGAAGGCGAAGTCGCGCCAGGCGCGCTCCCGCCTGGCGGCGGAGGCGGCCGGATCGGGCGAGAAGCCCTCGCACTCTGCTTCGATGGTCCGGCGCAGCCCCTCGGAGAGGCGCGCCAGCTCAAGGAGGAAGTCCTTGCGCTTGAGCTTCATGGCTTACCCATACGCCCGCGCGATCTCCGCGCCGAAGGGCTCCAGCACTTCCACGAAGGCCGGGCCGTGCTGGGGGAAGCGGGCGCGGATGAAGTCCGAGAGTTTGTTGAGCACCGCCAGGGCCGTGGCCAGCTCGCTCGTCTCCGGCAGCACGCGCTTGCTGGCCGCCACGGTCTTGTTGAAGCTGTCCGCCAGGCTGGCAAGCATGGACACCTTGTCCTTGGCTTCGATGGTCTGGTCGGTGCTGATGGCGTCCATGATGGCCTTGTGCGCGACCACGTAGTCCGCCAGCATCTGGCGGGCCACGCTCTCCACGCCGTCACCGGCCAGCAGGCAGGCGGCGCGGAGCTTGTCCCAATCGTCGCCCAGCTCCTTGCAGCGGCGCTTCCAGCGCGCGGCCGTGGAGAGCGGCACACTGGCCTTCAAGGCGGCGATCTCCAGGGGCAGACGCTCGTGAATGAAGGCGGCGCGCACCGCCTCGCGCTTCTCGCGGGCGTGGGCCACGGGTTACCACCCCAAGAACTTGGCCTTGATGTAGAGCACCGCCGTGGTGACAACGCCCCCCACCAGCCCGCCGGAGATGCCACCGGCCACGGCCCCGGCCGTCATGGCCCGGCGCTCCATGCCGTCCAGGCGCACGTCCAGGGTGTCCAGCTTGTCTTCAATGCGCGCGAGCGCCTGCATTTCCGGCGTGTCCGGTTTGTGTACGTCCTTCACGGCTTCCCCCGTTCGACCAGCCGGTCGAGCTTGTCTTCGATGCTTTTCAGGCGGTCGAGCACGGCGTCGGTCTGCCGATGGCAGTCCTCGCGGCGCAGGAAGGTGTCCGCCGCCTTCTGGGCCTGTTCGGCCTGTGCCTTTTCCAGCGCGGCGCAACGGTCCTGGAGCGCGCGCACGGTGTCCACCTGGTGCTTGAGGATGAAGGCCCCGAGAGTCCCGGCCAGGGACAGCACGGCGGAGAGGATCAGGGCCGCCAGGGCGGCGGTGTCCATCTACCGGCCCCCCGCCGCGAACGCGGAGAGCGCCCGGGCCTGCGCCTGTACGGACCGGGACCAGGCCCCGTAGTCGCGGGCGTGGGCCAGGAGGTCCTCGGGAGATACAGGCGGCGTCACGGCTCTTCCCGGAAGTACCCCGGGGCCAGGGGCGGGGGCGGCTCCGGGATCGTGGCCAGCTCCGGCGGAAGCGGGGCCTTCGGGCAGAGCACCGCCGCCGTAACCGAGGGCTTCGTTGTACAGGCGCACGAAATCAGGGCCAAACAGGCAGCCAGGAGCAGAGCGCGCGGCATCCTTGATCCTCCGGGTGATGACTTTGGTCTGGACGACGATCCGTCCCTTCTCCTCCTGGAGCCGCACGGCCAGGGCGTTGGCCCGGCCGGTCTCCTCCTCCAGACGCTCGCGGGCCTTTTTCTCGGCTTCGGCGTAGGCGGAGGCGTATTCGGCCTTGAGCGCGGCCACCTCGGCCAGGCGCTCGGCGTCGGCCCGGGAATACCCGGCCCAATACCCGCCGCCGAACACGGTCAGCACCAGGAGCAGGGCCATGAGGGGATTGGCGATGAGGGCGGTCATGACGCGCCCCCGCAGACGCCGCGCCCCCACCCGGCCCGCTCGTAGAGAGGCTCCAGGGTGAGCAGGATGCGGCGGGGATAGCCCCGGTTCTCCTTGAAGGCGGCGGGCGAGCGCCCGGCGTTAAACCGCTCCAGGGACTCGAACCAGGCTAACGGGTCCGCGCCGTTCGCCCGGGCCACGGCCTTGTCCCGGGCAATCCAGCCCAGGCCGCCGTTGTAGGCGGAGAGGGTCATGGCCATGCGCTCGCAGGGCGCGCGGGCCTCCACCCGATCCCAGAGCCAGCGGTCGTAGGCGGCCAGCGCCCGGAGCGCCCAGCCGGGGTTGAAGGGCTGGGCCTGCGCCAGCTCCGGGTCCACGTTGCCCATCCACCGGGCTGTGGCAGGCATGAACTGCGTGAGCCCGGCCGCGCCCACGGGCGAGACGGCGTCCGCCCGCCAGCGGCTCTCCTGGTGCACCTGGGCGGCCATGGTGGCCACCGGAGCCTCCAGGCCCCAATGCACGCGGGCGCACCGGGTGAGGTCCGCCCGGTAGCGCACGGCCTGGGCGGGGATGGTTTCGGCGCGGGCGAAGGAGGCCAGGAACCAGAGCATCACCAGGACGCCCAGGATGAATCCCGCCCCGGCCATGAAGGACTGCCAGAAGATGTCCCCTGCCCGCTGGAGGTTGCCCCCCACGGTTCGCAGCCAGGCGCGCACGGCTAGAGCCCCAGCCCCACGGCCAGCATGCAGAAGCCGACGATGAGCGCCCGGCGGACCAGGGCGGCGGCGAAGACCTGCTCGTAGCCCGGCGCGACGGCGTGGTCCGGCTTCAGGGGCTTGAAGCCCTGCTCCAGCTGCCAGTTGCGCAGCAGGTAGCCGTCCGGCCGCGCGTAGGGGAAGAGCCACACGTCGAGCCAGTAGCCGAGGTAGCCCGCCAGGAGCACCAGGGCCAGCTTGTAGAGCGCCACGGGCAGCTGCACCGGCGAGACGACGGCCACCACGCCCAGGCAGACGACGGCAGCCACGCCGCAGAGCAGCATGCGGAAGGGGCTGGCGCTGTAGCGGTCGCCCCAGGTGTTGATGGCGCTCCGGTAGCGCCAGACGAGCATGGCCAGGATGGCCGCGACGATCAGGACCAGCAGGAAGGTGATGGGATCGAACATGCCGCCTCCAAATTGGTGGGTTTGGGGCGGAAAAGGGCCGCCCCCCGTCGCCGCCTGAATAGGCGGCTCCGGGGGGCGGTGATAGGTGAAGGGGTTCAGTGGATGCTTACAAGGTACCCTTCGGAGAAGACCTGCCCATCAGTTACCTACGGTAAATCCGGCAGGACCTTGGTATAGTTGTTCCCGGCCGTTGTTATCGGCTGGTTGGATGCCTTTTTGAATGAATGTTGTCTGCTATCTCATCAATTTTTGTGGCAGCAAATTTACTACATAGCAAGCCAGCTAGTGAACCAAGCATTGTCATCCCGGGAAGATTAGGTAGCACTATATACGCAAGTAAGCCAACCGCTACAGCCCCACTTAAACTTGTGGCAACTGTGCTAGTCAGTTTGGCAATCAGGCGGTTGTTGTTTGCCTGTTTACTATGGATACCTACCTGGTCTGTTATCATGCCAAGAATATTCTTGATATTATCCGGCTCAGAAAGCTCCGGATGTTTATTGGTCAAAACGCTTATTTCCCTCATCAATTCATTTTTATATTGATCAACACAAGACGGCATACTTTTTTTGCGGCTGTTCTTTCTACTCATTTGCGCCTCGTGTTGCTGCTGCTGTTGATACTGTTTCAGGCGCACCTTGCTTTTCACTGGACGCTTGTTTGTGTATATCCACTTCTTTCAACTTAACATTGTATCCTGCATAAAGTATTACAATGACGAGGGTCACGGCAAAAACATGAAGAGACGCGGGCGGATTATAAGCTGTATTTGTCCCCTTATATGTCATCGCGGCCAATAGCAACAAGAGACAAGCAACCCCTGCGAGTATGCACAATGCCGGGAAAAAATAATCATCTTGAGCTGGAAAACTCGCCAGTGCCAACTGTGCAGCAATGATCATAGCACCATAAAGCCAGCCGAGTGGATCTAGGGCCACAATCCATTTGTGATTGAATGATGCTTTATTGTCGCTGGCGGCATATCGAAAAACTCCCCAACAAGTGTAAAGAAATCCTGCGCCCATGAGTGGGACCAGGCCTTGAAACAATAGCCACTTGACGCATGGATCACCCATTAAATTCTCCAGACAGAAATGGCCATGAACCAAAATACTCTGCAGGCACCAGCGCAAAGACACAGCCTCAAAACACATTAATTCATCATCTAGAAATATTTCCTCAAAGTAATCGGCATTGCGCTGCAGGCTGCGTTACGGTTTTAAGAATATCCCAGACCCGCCTGTCGGTGAGCTTATACTTCCTTGCTAGCTCGTTGACAACCCCTGTGGTTGACCGTCCTGCCCGGATGGCCCGGGTGGCCTCCTCGTTGATGGCCGCGTCGCGGGCCGCCTGGATGCGCCGCGCGCCACGGGGGATGTACAGGTCGTTGCCGCCGTAGTGGTAGACCAGGAGGTCCGCCGCCTCCGTGCCCACCACCTCCACCAACTGGCGATAGCGCAGCTCGCCCTGGGCGCTCTCCCGCTTGGGGACCGGGAACGTGGTCCCGCCCAGGCGGCGCACCAGCACGTCCGCGACGGCAGCCCCCAGCAGGGGGATCACGTCCGTGGCGAAGGTGGAGCGGGTGGGGGGGGGCATGCCTACGGCCTCCTTCCGTGCCTTTTCGCGTCCTTGCTCAGTGCCGTGATGATGCCCTGCAACTCCTTGGGCGCGCAGAAGTCCAGCTTGTCGCGCTTGTACATGCGCCGGGCGATGCCCTCGGCGTACTCCTCTTTGCGGCCCGCTTCGGTGAGCAGGGCGGTGATCTTGCCCATGAGCGCCGCCTTGCCCTTGGCGGGCTTGGCTTTGCCCTGGGTCGGGCCTGCTGTCTGGGTGGGGTTCCAGCCCTTGCGGCGGAACTCGGCCACCACGCGCACCAGCTCCGGCAGGGAGCAGTCCCGGGCGCTTTCGTGGCCCGTCACCCGCTTCAGCACGGCCCGGTAGGTGTCTTCGTCCAGGGCCAAGTCCTTCTTGGCGATGTGCACCTTGGCCAGCAGGCTCCCGCGTGTCTCGTGTTTCCTCATGGCAACTCCTCGATGTCGTCTGCCAGGGTCCTCAAATCCGCCGCGAAGCGCTTGCGCGCACCGGGCTCGGTCCACTCCAGAAACAGCCGGTCGATGGCCGGTTTCAAATACTCCAGCATCACCTGCACGTAGGCCTCTTCGGGGCTGGCCACGGTGCGGTAGGGCATGCTCACGCGCCGGACCTCGCGGCGTGGGCGGCCTGGATGCGCTCGTGTTCGGCGTTGAGGGCCGCGCAAATCAGCTCCTCCACGCGAGCCGGGCCGCCCGGGCGCTCCGGGTCCGGCAGGAGGAGGCAGACGGCGCGGTCGCGGCGGTGGGTGTCCACCACGGCCCGCGCGCCGCCGTGGGCGCGGCCGGGCTTGAACCTACCTCCGGCCATGCTCCGGCTCTCCATGCTCCGGCCCCTGGGCCGTCTTCGTCTCGTGCCGGGCCTCCCAGGCGTCCAGCCGGGCGCAGTGGTCGGCGCAGTAGGGGCCGTGCACCCGGCAGGCGAGACAGGGGAAAGCGTCCGGCACGATCACGCGCTCGGTGTAGGCAAGGGCGATCACGGCGCGGGCCTCGGCACGAGATGGGCAGGCATGATGTCTCCTCCTGGCTGCTCGTCAGGCCGTGGCCACCACGCCACGGCGACCGCCCGCGCGGGGCGGTTTCGCAGTCACATCGCCGCCAAATCCAGGGCGATGGCTTCGTATTTGCCGTCCTCGCGGCGCTCGTAGACGCGCAGGTACGTCTTGGAACCGGCCACGCGCAGGCTGTCCGAGACGGCCTGCATGGCCTCCTTCCAGCGGGGATCGTCGATGTTCAGGCGGCGCAGGCCCAGGACGCGGCCGGTGTTGATGCGGCCCTCCTTGTCCACCTGGAAGGCGTCGGCGATCAGGGCGCGGATTTCGTCGCGGCTGCCCTCGCTCCACTCCGTGATGCATTCGTCGATCAGGGACTTGGCGGCCTGGAGGCGTTCGTCGAAGACGAGGTTCTCGCTCACTTGGCGCTGCACCTTGTAGCGGCCGTCGTAGGAGACGAGCGTCAGGTTGCCCTTGTCGCCTCCCAGCTTGGCCCCGTACTTCTCACCCGAGAGCTGGACGAAGGCGGCCACGTCGCCCATGGCGTCGTCCCGGAAACGGGCCATGGCCTGGCGCAGCTCCTGGGCCTTGCCCACGATCTCCAGCACCAGCTCGTGGCGGGCCTTGTCCACGTCCTTGACCATGCCCACGGGCACGAAGCGGCCCTGGGAGTCCTGCATGAAGGCGGCGGGATCGAACGTCATTGGAGAACCTCCTCGGGATTGCGCGCGGCCAGGGCCTTGGCTTCGTCGTCCAGGCGGTTGAAGCAGGCCTCCAGCTCGCGCCGGTAGGGTTTAGGGGTCGCGGCCATGAGCGCCACCAGCATGAGTTGGATGGCACGGAGCCTGAGCAGGGTGGTCATGATGTCGCCTCGCCGGTTCGGGGTTTGTGGGGGCAGCCCTGGCAGGAGCGCCACAGGCGCAGGGCCGCCGGGCTGGACGTGGGCATCTGACCGGAGGCGTCCGCGCATCGGGCCGGTGTCACGGCGAGCCCCAGGTGCTGGCACTCCACCGTGCCCAGCACCTCCAGGACGCGGGCGGCCAGCTTGTCCGTGTTTCCGGGGTACTTCCCGGCCAGGGCCAGGCTGACGGACGGGCGGGCGTAGCCGATCCGCCGGGCCGCAGCCGCGATGGAGGTTCGGGCGGCCTCCTCGGTGAGCAGAGCGAGCCAGTCACGCGGCATGACGGGCCTCCCGCTTCCTGGGGATGGTGAACGCCTCGCCGGTGTTGTGGTCGCGCAAGACTCGGGTCGCTTTGTTCCAGGCTGGGGGCTCGACTCCGGCGCGCTCCCGCTTCAAGCGCCAGCGTGGCTTGCCGGTGCGGCCAGACCGCAGGGACGCGAGGTATCCGGCCGCTTCCAGTGCATGGACGTAGCTCGTCAGGTTGCGCTCCGCGTCGCCCTCCTCCCCGTCGCAGAGCATGGTCAGGAGGTCATCCACGCCGAACCCTTCGAGCATCTGCATGACGCGCCAGGCCTTGGCGCGCAGGTTGTTCCGGGAGCGGGAGGCGGCGCTGCCGCCGCATGGTCCCGAGGTGATCTCACGCCCGGTGCTCAAGGCCTGTCGGCCCGCAGCCGTCAACTCGTGGACGCCTTCGACGCTGAGGATAAGGCCGCGCCTGCTGAGGCTGCCCAAGCAACCCGTCACATCGCGGGACGCTTTGCCCAGCACGGCGGCGATCTGCCGCGTGAGGAGTGGCCCGTCCGCCAGGGCCTGGAGGATGGTGAGCCCGTTCCAGGCCATCACCGACCCCGCGTCGCCTTGACGGCCTTGGCCGTCCTAGTCTGCCAGTCATAGGACAGGGCGGCCCCTTCCAGGTCCGACACGTCCAGGGTGCTCTGGCCGTTGATGGCCGCGATGCGCTCCACGGCGGCGATCACGTTGAGCACCTCGCGCATGCGCCCGCCGGAAATGCGGTGCACCTCGGCGACCAGGGCCGGGGTCATGCCCACCTCGGCGAGCTGGCGGCAGGCCTGCTCCACGTCGGCAAGAGTGGAGGGCACGAACTCCACCACCTGGGCGATCCGGCTCGAAAGCTGCTTGTGGCGGGCAATGGACTGCTGGATGCGCTCCATGCCGATGAGCACCACCGTCACCTCGGCCCGGTCGGAGAGGTCGCGGACCTTTTCCAGGGCGGCGGCGTTCTGATGCAGGCTGAACTCGGCTTCATCAATCACGATGGGGGTCTGCGTCTCCACCACGCGCTCAAGGAGGCGGGAGAAGAGCTGCTGAGCGGTGCCGGTGGGGTCCACCCGCAAGGCCCTGGCCAGCTCCACGAGGAAGTATTTCGGGGTCCAGTCCACGTTGGCCCGAAGGAAGACGGCGCTTGCCTCTGCGGCCCAATGTCCCACGATGTGGCTCTTGCCGAAGCCCGGCGCGCCGTGGACAAGCATCATGCCTGCCTCGGCCGCGCCGCGCTGCTCCACGGCCTGGATGCCTGCCACGAAACGGCTGTAATTCTCGGTCTTCACGAACTGCTTGCGCATTCAATCCCCCTCGGATGTCTAGTTCCTGGCCTGTTGCTCGAAGCCGGGCCAGGCGATGCACCGGGCCTCGAAATAGGTGTGCAGGTCGGCATACTGGTCGCTGGTCACGTAGCCAGCGACCCACTTGCGGTCGGCGTCGGTCCAGCTGTCCGGGTTGTGCATGAGCCATGCGTAACGGTCCTGCATGCTGGTGAAGACCGGCCGCCTAGTCGAAAGCTCCGGCACGGTCGGTTCGGCCTGAAGGTCCAGCACGGGCTTCACGGGCAGGGGCTGCGCCTTGACGATGGAGTCGGCCATGATGGTGTGGGTGGACGGCGCGTCCGGCAGCAGCACCGTGGCCCCGGGGGCCACGCGCTGGACCTTCTCAACTAGGCGCGCGATCCGTCCCGTGGCGCGGCGCTCGCGTGCGGCCTCGATCTGGGCCATGGGGAAGTAATCCATGGCGTTGCCTTCCAGCTCGGCTGCGCAAATCTTCGCGCCCTCGGTGGTCCAGCAGTACACGCGCGAGGCGTCCCAGATGTCGTAGCGCACCTCCACGTAGTCGCCGTGGAAGTCCGCCAGGTCCTCCGAGAAGTAGGTGGCGTTGAAGAGCTGCACCATGCCGTTGCGTACCTTTCGCGGGATGCCCGGCATGAACAGCTCGTCGCGGATACCCTCGGGCACGGGGAGCGCCGCGAAACCCCGGGGGCCGAAGCTGTGCCAGTATTCGTCCGGCGTAAGATGCCGCCGCCTTCCGGAGGCGTCCACGACACGGGGCAAAGAACGGTGCGGCGTGGCGTTGTATTCGTCCACGCGGTCCAACAATGCCGTTTTGAACGCCTCGAAGGTGGGGAGCAGCGGCGACTTGCCGTGCTGCTTCAGACCCGCCCGGGTGATCTTGAAGACCTTCTTTCCCGCGTCCTGGTCCATGTCGCCGTGGGAGCAGGATGCGAGGCGCTTGGCAGCCGGGACGCAGATGGTCTGCACAGCGCGCTCCATGAGCCCCTTGCCCTGGGGGCGGCCGGGGATGGAGTTGCGCAGCTCGATGTCCAGCCGTGCAAGCATGCCGCTGGCCTCGCTGGCCATGAGCGTGTTTTTGTAGCCCGGGCCGTTGTCCGTGTAGAGGATGCAGGGGATGCCGCCCCAGAGACAGGCCACCCTCAGGGCGTCCAGCACGGTGAAGGCGTTCTCCGCTTCCCCCACGGCCAGGCCTACGCAGCGGCGCGTGGCCACGTCGATGACCAGGGTGATCTCCGGCTTCCAGGGGCTTCCGTGCAGGGGGTGCTGAATCTCCGCGTCGAATGTGGTGCCGTCGGCCGTGTACACGTCGGTGGGCCACAACTCGTCGGTCCGGCGGCGCTTGTAGGGACGCAGTTTGAGCAGGGCGTTGCCCGTTGCGCGTCCGGCCTCGCGGTCGGGGGCCGCCACCTTCTCCAGGAAGCGGCGCACCGCGAAGATGGAGGGCAACGTGCCGGTGCATTCGTCCGCGAACTGGCGGTAGGCGTCGGCGATGGAAGGCTTTTGGGGGCGCTGCCAGATGGCCAGAAAGGCGGGAGCCCACGCAGGGACTGCCATGTCCTTGCCCTGATGACGGGGCGCGAGGGCCGCATCTCCTCCCGAAGCGAAAAGCGAGCACCATTCGTAGAGACGGCGGCGCGAAAGACCGCGCTTCTCGCCGGAGCCGAAGCGGTCGTTGGCGACGCTGACCAGTTCCGACAGGCGCGGGGCCAGGGAGCCGTCCGCGAGGGCCTTGAGGAGGTTGCGGATGGCCTTTTCCTTGCCGATCATGGCGGCGGCGCGTTCGATCTCGCGCACGAAGGCCAGGCGGGCCAGGGCCGTCTCGCGCTGGTGCTGGGTGAGGCGTCCGAGAGATTCGGCCGGGGCCTGGACGGCCGGGGCCGGGGCAGGATCGGGGACGGCCGGGGCGTCCTGGGCCATGAGCGCGGAGGCGATGGCCTCGCGGGTGGCGGAGGGCATGGAGGTCACAAGCCACTCGTTGCCGCCGCCGCGTCCCTTGCGCGGACGGGAGCGCCAGGACTCGCGCTTGGCGCGCTCCCGCACGTTTCTGGCGTCAATTCCCAGAAAAGGGGCCAGCTCGGACGCCGTATATGCCTCTTGAAGCGCCATCAGGCGGCGTCCTGCGCTTTCAAGTCCTCGGGGAGGTCAAGATAGCTCACGGGGCATCCATGATCGACCAGGGCCTTCAAGACTTTCCGGTTGTTCTTCTTGCCCTGCACCGTGAGATAGACGGCGGTTCGTGAAATGCCGAGTTGCTCCGCGATGTCCGCCATCAGCATTCGCTTGGAGTCCAAAAACTCCTTGATCCTCCACGGCTTGCGTTCCTTCCCGACTCCAGGGCGTCTCATCGCCATTCCTCCAGGATCATATCTTCCAATTTTCTTTTGGCCTTGGCCCGCGCCTTGTCCTCGATACAGGCTCGGCCGTAGTCTCGAAGCTTCCGATCCTCGGCCGTCATCACGTCGCAACCGAAGGCGGCCAGCCAGGCACGCAAGGGGGCGGTGTCCTCCAGGGCAAGGCAGAAGATGTGCAGGGCAAGCAGCGACGGGACGTGCTCCCGCTCCTCGCTGGAGAGCCACTTGTCCAAGGTGTCCAGGCTGATGACCTTGGAGCGCCCTTTGGTCATGCGCACACCGGCGCTCACGGCCAGGGCGTTCATCCGGTCAAGAATCTGCTCGCGGCTGAAGGCACTTTTCTTGGCAGCTTGGCCCATCGCGGATTTGATGGCCGGAATGAAACCGCCCGTCCGCATGGCGCTGGGGTTCGCTTCCCCGAAAAGTGAGAGCCTCTGAGCCTTCATTCTGTCGGCTTCTCCTGGCCCCTACCGTCCGAACGAAAACGGGTTGGGGCCATTGACCGGAATCCTCTGCGCGGTTAGTCCCTTGGGTGGGTTAGCCAGATAACTTGCACAACTTTTCTTTGGCCACTTTTCTTTGTGTGGTCAACAAGAAAATTGCGTCCGAGTTGACTTTTCTTTGTGCGCTTGCCCCGAGCCAAACTTGTTTAGTTATCACAGATACATGCTGCCTTGGGCGAGTTGTGCGAAGCCCATCCGGCTAAACGTCCGACTTCGCGAGAGGAACCTGGATGCAAACTTTATTTGGTGAGCGCGTTCGCAAGGCCAGGGAGGTTCTGGGGCTTAGCCAGCAGGAGTTTGCAAGTAAAGTTGGTGTCAGTGTTACAACGATTCAGAACTATGAGGGCGGGAAGCTGCCGAAGGGAGAGCACGCTATTAGTCTTGCCAAATGTCTTGGCTGCTCTATTGACTGGCTGCTGACTGGAGCGGGAGAGGCCTTTGACCCAAGCAAGATTTCTTTGGATTTGGCCCGTGCGGGCACTCTTCGCGCGGGCGATCCGCTAGCTAAGGTTGTCGTGGCTTCGGATCAGCAAGAGGACAATCCGGTCATCATCGAGTGCGACACGAGTGAAATCGTCATGGTCCCGATGGTGGAGGCGCGTCTCTCTGCGGGGTCTGGCTCATTTGAAACAGGCGGCGACCTTGGCCGCCACTATGCGTTCCGCCTGGATTTCCTGCGCCGCAAGGGAATTCCGTCAAAGATGGTGCTGATGCGCGTTGCAGGCGACAGCATGGACCCTGAAATCAAAGACGGCGACGTGGTTCTCATCGACCAGAACCAGGCAACGCCGATTCCCGGCAAGCTCTACGCCGTCGGCGTCGAAGACATGGTGTACATCAAAGAGGTCAACGCGGAGCCCGGCAAGCTGGTTCTCAGCAGCTACAACAAGGCTTACCCCGCGTTAGAGGTGGACGCCCGGGGTGATCTCAAGGATGGAATCCGCATCATCGGACGTGCCGTCTGGGTGGGGCGGGAACTGAAGTAGCCCCGCGATCATTCCGAGGCACGAGCCGGACATGCCGTGCCATTTCAAGCGCAACTTCCGCGCATTCTGAAGCCATTTCCTTCCAGTCGGTGCCAAATCGTTAGAGCGTTTGGCAGTGCCCGTCGTTCGTTAACTGGCGCTGCTTCGCGGACCTTTCACAGGCTTTCCGTCCAGTGCCAATCTGGCCGCCTCCCCGGTCAATGATCGACGCCAGCGTGGCGGCGTCTCGGCAAAGCGAGGAATCGAAGCCGTATGTTGTACGCCTAGTCGACGGCCCGGGCGGCGGGGCCTCGGGATGGCGCTCGCCGCACATCCGAAGCCCCGGCCAGCCCCTGCCGCTCGTGCCGCAAGTCTACCGCGACGAACCGTTCAGGCGCGCGCCGCCAGTTGCGCGGCCGCGAAGGCCGCACCGGCCCGCACCACCTCCCGGAAGGCCATGGCCGCCGGGGTCTGGCCCTTCACGGCCAGGAAGGTCTCGCCCTGGTCGGCGGCGCGGCCCACGGCGGGTTCGATGGGGATGCGTCCCAAAAACGGAACGCCGCACTCCTGGGCGAGGCGCTCGCCGCCGCCGCTGCTGAAGATCTGGTGCACGGCCCCGCAGTCCGGGCAGGAGAAGCCCGAGAGGTTTTCCACGATGCCCAGCACGGGGTTGCCCAGCTCCCGGCAGAAGCCCACGGAGCGGCGCACGTCGTCGATGGCCACGTCCTGGGGCGAGGTGACGATGAGCCCGGCGGCCTCGCGCCCCAGCAGCTGCATCACCGAGAGGGGCTCGTCGCCCGTGCCCGGGGGGCAGTCCACCACCAGGCAGTCCAGGTCGCCCCAGGCCACCTGGGTGAGAAACTGCTGGATCACGCCGCCCTTCATGGCCCCCCGCCAGATCACCGGCGTGCCGGGATCGGGCAGGAAGAAGCCCATGGAGACCACCTTGAGGTTCCAGTTCCATTCCACGGGCACGATGACGTCCCCGGCCGTGGTGGTGTTGGCCCCCGCAAGGCCCATGATCCGGGGGATGCTGGGGCCGTGCACGTCGATGTCCAAAAGGCCGGTCTTGAGGCCCTCCAGGGCCAGGCCCGCGGCCAGATTGGCGGCCACGGTGGACTTGCCCACGCCGCCCTTGCCCGAGAGCACCACGATCTTCGACTTGATGCGTTCCAGGGGGCCGGGGATTTCGAGAGGCTTAAGCGGCTCCGGGGAGCCTTTGGTCTGAGATGGCTGGTTCAT